GTCGGGATCGGGCCCGGGTGCCGGCCGGAACGTGCCCCGGCGGCCGTTCTTGTCGCCGGTCGCCGGGTGGCACTTGCCGTCGACGTCGTGCGTCTCGGCGAAGTACCCGCACGCCCCGCAGCGACCGTTCATCAGATCAGCGCGAGCGTGACAGCGCACGCGAGATAGGCGACGCCGACGACCGTGACGAGCACCTGCTCGCGCAGGGTGGTGATCATGCCGAGCCGCCCGAGCGCCACGACTCGTCGAAGGCGTCGAAGCTGATGCGCTCGCCGTCGGGCGCGCTCTCGCCGTCGGCGGCCGGCCGCTCGACGAGCACGCTTGTCTCGTCGAGATCGGTCACGGTCGCCGTGACGGTCGCGTCGTCGAGCTTCACGAGCGGCAGGCCGAGCAGCGTGACCTTGCACTGCGAGCAGTCGGTCGCGTACCAACGAGTCGCGTAGGCCTGCGCGCCGCGCTGCGTGCACGCCTGCCGGCCGGGGCGCTTCGAGAGGTCGCCGTTGTAGTGGATGCTCACGGGCTGATCCTTCCGTATGGCGTCGCGCAGTCGTACGCGAGCCGATTCTCGACGGCGACGGGCGTGCCGCCGAGCGTCTGGCACTGCGCGACCGCGCCGTCGTAGAGCTTCTCGGCCGCGAGCACCGCGCCCATCATCGTCGACACGACGAGTGAGAGCGCGGCGATCGTCTTGAGCAGCGCGACAGTCAACGCTTCGCCCACATCGGGCAGCCCTGCGACTTAAACCACTGCCCCTTTTTCAAGGTCACCTGCGGCCGGCCGCCTGTCGGGATGCCGTTGTCGATGATGTCCGAGCCTTCCGAGTCGCGCGTCTTCGACCAGTAGCAGATCTCGAAGGGCCCATCCTTCGTGACGCGCTCGACGGCGCGGTACGTGCCGGCCGGCACGTCTTCGCCGACGTGCACGAGGTCGTCACCAGCGATCGTCGGCTTCGTCGGCACCGGCTTGGCCTTCGGCGCGGCCGGCGTGGTCGCGCTCGGCGTGAGCAACTTGTCGAGCTCTTCGAGCGCCTTCGTGGCTTCGGCGTCGAGCTCGGCCGTGCTCTCCGGGCTCGGGTCGTCGCCCATGCCGGTCACGGTCGGCAGGACGACGCCACGGCTCGCCGTGTCGGCGCTCGGCGTGAGCAGGCCGGCGCAGAGCAGGCCGGCAGCCAGAACGAAGATGAGCCCGGCGATCAGCCAGAGCAGCTTGCGGTTCGATTTGCGCTGCATGTCGTGCCCCTGTTCGGTTGGTTTCTCGGTCGGCAAAAGATAGCAGGTATCGAGCAGGTGTGTCTACAGCGGGCGCGGGTCGAAGAGCGCGGCGGCGCGGGTGATCATCTTCGCGTCGGCGATCTCGCCGCGCGTACGGCCGCCGCGCACCTTCTCGGCGCGCCACGGCGCATCGCGCTCGGCCTGCCAGATCGGCCGCGACGCGACGAACTCATCGCCGGCCGCCATCGCATAGCCGATCTCCATGTCGGCCTGTATGAGCCCCTCGTGACCGCGTTCGACCGTTGTCCACCGCACGTCATACCTCTCGGTCTCGCCACTCATGGCGGGCACGAGGAACACGAAGCCGGCCGAGCCTGCGGGGACGAACCATCGACCGCCGGGCGTGCGCAGCCATGACGAGTGCGACTGTCCGAAGAGATCGACGAGCTCGTGCGCGAGATCGCCGTCGGCGTACACGGACGGCTCCTCGTCGATGGCCACGTTATTTGTCTCGTCTTCGACCGATTCGGCGAGCAGCTTGTCATCGTCGACTTCGTAGAGCAGCAGCTCGTCGGGCATGTCTTCGGGCCCGTCCGCACCGCCGAGCGAAGCGAGCGTGGCCAGCTTGTGCCGGCCCGTGACGCCCGTGACGTCGAGCACGACGCAATCGCGCTTGCCCGGGTGCAGTCGTAGGCCACGGCCGACCATCTGCTGATAGAGCGAGCCGCTCGACGTCGGCCGCCCGAGCACGACGCACGCGATGCTCGGCAGGTCGGTCCCTTCGGTGAACAGGCCGACGTTACAGAGCACCGTGAGCTCGCCGCGCCGGAACCGGTCGAGCGCGTCGGCCCGATCGGCGGCCGGCGTCGTGCCGTCGAGATGCACGGCGGCGATGCCGTGGTCGTTGAACGTCTGCGCCTGCTCGATCGAGAGCGCGACCGACGGCAGGAACGCGACCGTCGGCCGGCCGAGCGCGTGCTCTTGCCACGCTTCGACGATCCGCTTCGGTGCCATGGCGGCCGACATCGCCGCCCCGAGAGCGCCCGAGTTGTAGTCGCCGGCCGTGCGCTTCACGCGGTCGAGATCGAGCTCGGCGATGCGCACCCGCACTCCCCGGGGCGGCACGAGGTAGGGCCCGGGCGCGGGCGCTCGGATCAGATCGATCAAGCCGATCTGCGGGCTCACGACCGACTCGAAGACCGCCCCGAGCGCCCGGCCGTCGCTGCGGTCGAGCGTCGCGGTCACGCCGAGCACGAGCGGTCCGTCGGGCTCGTACGCGCCGAGCTCGCGCAGCAGGCGCACGTACGTGTCGGCGACAACGTGATGCGTCTCGTCGATGATGATCAGACCCCAGATGCGCGACTTGAGCATCGCGATAGAGCCCTGCGTCGACGCCGTTTGGATCGACGCGACGACGAGCTCGGCCCGGTACTGCTTGACGCGACCTTGCATCCTGCCGATGCGCCGGCCGGGCGCGACCTGCTGCGCTTTATCGATCGCCTGATCGATGAGCTCGGTGCGGTGCGCGATCCACAACACCGGCCGGCCGCGAGCGAGCGACATCTCGGCGACAGTGATCGCCGTCGGCGTCTTGCCGCCGCCGGTCGCCATCACAGCGGCGATGCGGCGGTGCCCGGCCTTCCACTCGCGCATCATGCCGTCGATGAGCTCTTGCTGATAGGGCCTCAAACGCACGGAATCTCCCAGATGTCCGGATAGCCGAGAGCGGGGCGAGCGGCACCGTAGGCGCTCATGCGCCGCAGCGCGCGTCGCTCCCGCCAATTCGCAGGCATGACGCGACCGCCCGAGCGCCGCGCCCGCTCGACGACGGCCGCTCGGTGGTCACGCTTCACGGCTTCGACCGCCGAGCGGCTTCGACGGCGTAGCGCGGGGCGCACGCCGAGCACGGCAGGCGCGGCACGAGTCGCGGGTGCGAGCAGAGCTCGAAGCCGTCGCGCGCAGTCGGCTCGCGCTTCGCCCGGGCCCGCCACTCGTTGCGCGAGCGCGCGACCTGCTCGAAGGCGGCTTCGAGCTTCGTGATGCGCTCGCGCAGCTCGTCGACGAGTTCGTGCAGCGCGTACGGCTCGCCAACGAGCACCCGCTCGGTGCCCGCCCGCAGTGCCGGCACGAGCTCGACGCCGACGAGCCCTTCCCACTCGACGAGCGCGACTTCGGACTCGATCATCGGTCGCCGCCTTCGACGAGTCGAGCGTGTGCGCCGCCACCGTGCCGCAGCTCGGCCGCGACGAGCTTCTCGACGGCCGCGATGAGCTCGTGCGGGTTACTCGACGGGCCGATGGCATACCAGCGCGACGCCGCCGCGACGACCACGTCGCGCTCGGGGAGCGTCTCGGCGAGCGGGGCCGGCATCACGACGAGATGCTGCCCGTAGGCGTGCAAGAGCTGCAGCGTCGTCGACAGATCGGGCGTGACGACGCCTCGCTCGTACTTCGAGATCTGCGGATTGGCGAGCCCGGCCCGGGCCGCGACGGCGACCTGCGACTCGCCGCGCTCGTACCGCAGACGCAGCAGCACGTCGGCGATGAGCGTGAAGAAACGGAGGATGGTGACGTTCATCGTCTTGCCTCTCGGGTGAGGGGATACCCGCCTTCGCGGGTCGCTGCCTTCGCGACGCACTCGGCGCACGCCGGGGGCCCGTCCGCGACGAGCCGGCCGACGGCGACCGCGTGCGTACCGATCTCGTGCGTCGCGTAGACCGCGCAGCGGGTCGTACGCTCCGACGCCGGCTCGTCTTCACGAGCGAGCATCGCGTGCAGCTCGGGCCAGATGACGCGCAGGGACTCTTGCCGGCCGGCGTCGGCCTGCTCGAAGAGTTGGAACGGATCAGCCATGCCGGCCACCGGGACGTCGGGCGCGGTCAATGTGATCCGTGCACACGTCGCGGCGCTTCGGCGGCTTACGCAGCACGATCCGCAGCGGCGAGCGACGCAGGTAGATTGTCGTGCCGGCGTAGCGCGGGCAGTAGTCGCAGGTCTTCACAACGGCGCGGGAAGGTCGCTCGGCACGTGCGCGCCGTTCGGATCGGCTGTGCGCAACTCACTGGCGGCGTCGGCGACCATCGTGCGTACGTCTGACGAGTGCCAGTGCTCCCAACACTGCTCGCCGGCCGCTTCGCCACGGTGGGCGTTGGCGTCATGATTGCTGCGCTGCCCTTCGCGCCACCCGTCGAGCTCGTCGAGCACCTTGCACAGCGCGAGATACTGCGCCCGCCGCACGAGCCGCTCGACGATCTCGTCGATGTCGTCATCGGTCGCGGGGTCGGTGGCCCGAGCCGGCCCGGGCTCGGCCGCCTGTTGCTTGATCAGGGCTTCGAGATCGGAGAGGCCGTGCACAAGCCCGGTCGCGCTCTCGATCAGCGTGTCGAGCGCCCCCCGCGAAATCGTCGTCTCGCGAGGCTTGCCGATCGGCACGCGGGTGCCATCGGTCAGGATCTCGACAGCCGACGTGCGCACGGGCACCTGCTCGTCGACCGGCTCGCCGCAGTGCGCGCACGGCTGTAGGCGACGAGCGGGGGCGCTCTCGTGCCAGTACGCGTTAGAGCAGCGGGCGGCGAGCAGGCGCGTCGCGTCGATGATGCTCGCGATCGCGTAGACGAAGGCGCGGCCGTATTCGTAACGGTTGTCGACCTTGACCGCCGTGAGCGTGAGTCGGGCGTCGGGGGCGACCTTGCGGGCCCGCATGACGGCGCGCTGCGAGAGCTCGCTCGTCGCGAACTCGCGCGGCACGTTGTGCCCGAAGACAGCGCCCGGCACGCCCGCACACTCGTAGGCGATCGGCGGCACGCTGCGCAGCGCGTTGACGTCGAAGACGGAAAGGATGCCGTCGCGTACGTCGTTGGCGCGCACGAGCACGTCGCCGCCCATGTTGACCCGCTCGACGACACCGATCGCGCCGTCGGCGAGCTGCACGATATCCATCGGGCGAAGCTGCGACGGCTCGTCGTAGTACCCGTCGAGCTTGCGCGCTTCGGCCCGGGCGGCGTCGAGCTGCTTCGCGCTCTCGACGAGCGGCGAGTCGGGCTCGGCCGAGATCGACACGTTGAGCTTGTCGACCTTGACCGAGCGGCCGTCGACGTCGACGGCGATCATTCCGGGGCGCTCGTCGACGCCGGTCACGACACCCGAGCGGCCGGCCGAGATGCCGTAATTGATGTCAACGCGCTTGCCGACGAGCGCTTCGAGCGAGTCGGGATCGGCCTTCGGCGGCTCGGGGGCGGGCTCGGAGCGCGGGGGGTCGGCGAGATGCGCAGCGGCGCGCGCTTCGCCCATGCGCTCGACGAGCTGCTCGACTTCGCTGCCCCAGCCGGCCGGGGGATTGAGCATGAATTCTGCGAGCTTACGGAAGCCGTTGATCGCCGACATCTGACGTCCGAAAGGGTAGACCCAACCGCCCCGGTCGCCCTTGATGACGCCGGCCGCGAAGGCGTACGCCTTGAAAAGATCGAGCTCGATGCCCGGGGTCGCACCCTTCGCGATCACCCGGGCGAGCTGCCGGATTGCTGCCTCGTGCTGCTGTTTGCGTGTCGTCTCTCCCATGCCCGTAAACATAGCAGGTTCCTGCCAGACCTACAAGCCGAGATGTGCCCGTAGCGCGCGGCCGATGTGTTCCGTGTAGACCGTGGGCAGCGCTTCCGTGAGTTCTTCGCGCTCGTCGGTCCAATCGATGCCGAGCGCGTGTTGCATCTCGGCGACCGTCGCCTTACCGCCCCCGTCGCCGTACGCCGCGACGTAGGGCCCGTCCCGGAAGAATCCGGGGCGGTCGCCGCTCTTGCCCCGGTAGCCACGCACGTAGCCACGGTGCCCGCGTACCGGGCCCTTAGGGTGCGCAGGCTGCGGGACGTCGAAGCCGTGCAACTCGAAGTCGCGGTGCCGCTGCACCCACGGGGGCGGACCGACCTGCTCGGGGAACATGTCCGTGCAGAGCACGAGATCGGGCCGGATCAAGCCGCCATGGTTGCTCGGCTGCTCAATGACGAACGGCACGCCGAGCGCCTCACAGAGCTCGCGGGTCGGCGGCACGAGTTGCTCATGCTCGCCGCCCCAGCCCTTCGACGCATTGGTACCGACGGTCAGGGTGCTGCCCGCTTGGCACGGCGGGCTCGTGTGCACGGCGACGATCTCGATGCCGGTCAAGAATCGGCCCGGGTCGAGCAGGAACGCGATCGCGTCGGTCTGCACGAAGTGATCGCCGCAGTAACGGGGGCGCGGCATCTTGTCGATTCCGATGACCTTGACGGGCGTGCCCTCGAAGGCGCGCTTGTATCCAGCGGTCGCGCCGCCCGCGCAGCAGTAGACGTCGAGCAAAACGGGGGTCGTCATGCCGCCAACCATAGCAGAAACCTGCTCGGTCGCGGCACGCCGACCCCCGTACGGTCAGGCGTCGGCGCGCTCGTCGTCGACGCGCTTACCGATGTTGTTGTCGGGGCCGGCCGGCTCGTCGCCGATGAGCGTCCCGCCGATGAGCTCGGTCGCGCCGCCCTGCTCGCGCCGCTCAACGTTGGCGCTCGCGCCGTGCAGCGCGTCGGCCGCGCCGTTGGCGAGCTCGTCGCCGTCGAAGTGACGGGTCGCGGTGTCGCCGCCTTCAACGCCGCTCGACTGCTCGTCGGCCTGCTCGGCAATCTCGGTCTTGCTCATGTCCTGCTCGGTCATGGTGAGCCCTTCGTCGCTCGGGTGTGTGCTGACAGCGTATTACCCCAGAATGCCCGCGCCGCCCCATGCGACGCCCGGTCGCGTCAAAAGCTGCTGCGCGAGCGCGCCCGGCGTGACGATCTGCGGCTTCGTGCCGACCATGACGCGAGCGCCCGCAAGTGACCACGCCTGATCGACGAGCACCGAGCAGATCGCCTCGGTCGGCAGTCGACCGCCGCGACTCACCCGCCCCGTGATCTCGGCCGGGCCGTTGCTCCAACGGGGCAGCCTAATCGGCTCGGGGCGGCGTCGGTTGATCCGCTCTTCGAGCGCCCACGTCTTCCACCCGAAGCGCCACGCGGCGAGCTGCACGTACGAGCCGAACGAGTAGGGCGTGCCGATCATGAGCGTGCCGATCGCGGCGGCGTCGGCCGCCTGCCCCGGCCACGATTCCGGCAGGCGCGCGAAGGCGGTCTTCGTCGACCAATCGCTCGCCCGTAGCGGGCGCTCGCGGGCACCGCGCGGCATCGCTTCGACGATGTGGCCCGGCCGTGAGCAGATGGCGACGTGCCCGACGACGAAGCGGCCGACGGCGACGAACTCGCCGAGCAGTGCTTGCCCGGCGTAGACGACCGCCTGCGCGGGCGCGCCGCTCATGCCGGCGAACATCAGGTCGCCCGGGCGCACGTCGCCGAGCGTCGGGATGGCGCTCATGCGGCACGCTGCCGGAAGAGCTTGCGCCAGGCCTTCGGCACTTCGAGCTCGTCGGCGACCGGCACCCATCGCTGCTGCTGCGCGTCGTCGACGTAGGCCGCGACGATGGTCTGCCTACGGGGGTCGAAGATGTGCCACGGCTCGATGTGCACGGCGAGCGGGGCGTCGACGGCCGGCGGCGGCTCGGGTGCGGGCTCGTGCTTCGCGGCGAGCTGCTCGGCGATGGCGCGGCCGAGACTCTTGCCGAGATCGTTGATCGTCTTCGCGTCGAAGGTGACGCGGGTCTGCTCTCCCATGCCGAGCAGCGTATCGCGTGGTCGGAGGGGGACTTTTATTACTTGTCGATACAAGTATAATTGAAACGTATCAAAAGCCGCGTAAACGGAAGGGCCCCTCGCGGGGGCCCCGGGGCCTTACTGCGCGGGCTGCACCCGGTAGCTCGGCCAGTCGTAGCCGCGCTCGTCGTAATCCTCGATGGCCTCTTCGATGCTCTCCTGCAGCGCCGCCGTCATCTTCCGGAGGGTTCCGGTGGCGACCAGCGTCTCGCGTCCGCCTTCGGTTCCGTCCGCTTCGACCTCTACCAGTTCGTATTTCCTCATGCAGTAAGTATAGCAGGAACCGAGCAGGTTTGGGGGCCCGACTGTGGATAACTTTCCATACATACTTGCTTCGACACGTAATAAAAGTCCGACGTCGGCTCGCTGCCCAGTTGCCCGGTAGCCGCTGCCCGGTACGAGCAGGCTATTTCCGCTGGTGGGGAGGGGTGCTGCCCGGTTGCCCGGTTCGCTGCGCAATCGTGGCTCACTCTGCGGCACTCTGAAAAATATACTTAGGTATACCTAACACTCTACTTTATTTTCTACTTCTCTATAGACGCGATCTCTACAAGTAACCGGGTAACCGGGTAAAGGGCGGTCTGACCAGCGGAAATAACCGGGCAGGGTACCGGGCAATCAACCGGGCAGCTACCGGGCACTACCGGGCAGCGCAACGCGAGCGCCCCCGTAGGCCGAAGCCGTACGGGGGCGCTATGAGCGATTTGTCAGCCGAAGAGCTCGTGACCGCAATCGGGCCCAAAGCCTCGCGAGAGGTAGGGGTTGCCGTTATCGGTCAGCGCCCGGCCACAGCGGCGACAGCGACCGAGCCACTCGGCATAGTTGAGCCCGGCTCGCTCGACGTCCGGCATGATCCGGCTAAGGATCTCTCCCTTCGGGTGTCGAGCCTGCACGACGTTGTCCGTGATCTGCTCTCGCACGGTCAACCGGCCCAACGCCCACCCCTGCTCGACGACGTAGAAAAAGCGCTTATCGCCACGCAGGAACGCATACCGTCCCGGGGGGCACGGGGGATCGAGCGGAGCGCGTTGCGGGCCGGTGGACCCCGGAGCGAAATTGGCGATCGGCACTTCGCCTTCCCCGCGACGCAGGTTCGGGGCCGGGCGCTCGGCGGCTTCGAGCGGTCGCCCCTCTGCGCAGGCGGGGCAATCTCGCCGCCACGCCTGCGGATTCGCATCGGTGCCGCAGACGTGCGGGTAGGGATCGATGGTCGAAACCGGGCGGCCGAGCCGCACGCTTGCGCCGAGCCATACGCCACGGGGAATCGTTTGCGTCATGGGAGGAATCCCTCCGGGGGGTCGATGGGGGTCACCTGCGGCAGGTTGGGGTTGAGTAGCGCCGACCACGTGGAGACGCGAGCCGGGGTGATGCCGAGCACGCGACGCGCTCGTACGCCGTTGATCATCTTGCGCTCGACGGTCAGACCGGCCGACGAGAGCGCCCGAGAGAAACGCTCGCGGTCGAGCAGGTGCTCGACGTCGGCCGCCTTCGCCCAGGCCCGGTAAACGGGGTAGAGCTCATCGAGCGGGGCCGGGTTGGCGTTCTCGGAGAACGCGCAGCAGTCGTCGAGAAAGCCCTGTACGGGCGACTGCTGCCGCCGCACCTCTGCGGCGAGCTCGGCGCTCGTCTGCGGGACCGTGAAGCGTCCTTGCGCCCCGAGCCGCCGCAAGCCTTCGAGCGCCCAATTGAGCATGCCGGGAAGCTCTTCGAGTAGGCGCGGTTTGAGCGTCGGGTCTTCGCGGCCGGCAACCGACCGGGTGAACTGGACATGCACCATGCGGCCCGCGAGCGCGCCGCTCGCGTCGGTGAACTTCGGCATGTCGTTTCCCATGATCATGAAACGGACGCCGAGCCGGCCGTGCCAGATCTCGCGATTTTTGCGGTTGACGTCGCGTGTGTCCTGCCCACTGATCGCTTTGAGGATCTCGACGCCGGTCACGATGTCGCGGTGCGACCACGAGATGTCCGAGAAGATCGCGAGCGTCTTACCGATGAGCGGCTGCTCGCCGAACGTCCCGACGAGCGACGGCATGCTCGGGCTCGCGACGTTCTCGCCGCCGATGAGCGCTTCGAGCACGGTCGCGATCGTGCCCTTTCCGCTGCGAGGCGGGCCGACAAGGTTCGCCATCTTCTCAAGATCGGTGCGCCCCGAGAGCACGTAACCGAACCATTCCTGTAGGAATAGCTGTGCGTCTCGCGGCAGCGTGTCGTCAAGAAAGGCGCGCCACGTCGGCGCATCGGCGCTCGCGTCGTAGGGGAACGGCACCGATTGCAGATTGAATCGCTCGGGGTCGTGCGCGAGCAGGGTCGCTGTCGGCACGTCGTAGACGCCATTGGCGCATGCGACCTGCGCCGGCGAGTCGTCGACGTCAAGCTCGCTCGGCCGGTAGAGCACGCCACGGGAGAGCGCGTGCGAGACACCGGTGATGCGCGACTCATTCGGCCGCCACGGCTTCGGACCTGCGTCTTCGCCGCTGCCCTCGAAGTAAGCGTCGGCCGTACGGCCGTAGAGCCAGTTGTCAACGGCTTCGTCCCGCCAGACGCGGTAACGCGTGCCGTCCCATAGGTAGAAGTCGCCCCGCCACCACTTCGCGGGCGCGGGCAGCGACGCCGCGAGCTCCCGGGCGACGTCGATCGGAGCGTGCGGCGGTGGCAAGAGTTGACCTGCCTCTCTCTTGGCGGCGACGGATTGCTGCGCGGCGATGCGTGCGCCGACTTCGGCCGCCGCCTTCGCTGCCTCTTTGAGCTGCTTGCGAGCATCGCGCACGATCGCGTCCCACTCGCCGAGCCGGACGCTTGACCCGCCAGACTTGACCGTGAGCGCAGAGCGGGCTCGCTGTAGCTCGGCTTCGCCGATGCCGGTCGCGACGAGCTCGGCGGCGATCTCGCGCACGCGGTCGTCGAGCTGCTCAGGCGGCACGTCGGCGAGATCGGCAATCACAGCGTCAACGGCTGTCCTCTGTTCGCCCGAGTCGAGTGCCGTAGGGATCGGCACGCTTGCCGGCTCGGGCACCGAAAAAGCCGCTGCGAGCTCGGCGTCGATGACGACCGGCGTCGCGGCATCGTGCTCGCAGTGCTGTCGCGGCGTCGGGTTGTCGCGGGCGGCGAGCTTGACCGCGCCGGCGAGCAGGCGATCGAACTCGCCATTCTTGACCCGCTCGCTGCCGACCGCCTGCTCGAAGCCGCCCGCGAGCTGCTGCAACGCGTCGATGACGCCGCGATGCCCTTCGCCGCCAAAGCGGGCGAGCGCGGCAGCGGCGTCGCGGGTGCTCTCGTGCCGCGAGCCGTCGACGTTGCGCAGGTCGGCGAGCGCCTTCGCGAGCACGGTCTCGACGACTCGGCACGTCGGCCCCGGCCGCAGCGCGCGCCACCATGCGGACATCGCGCCCTGATTGAGATCGACTTTCTCGGTCCGGTCATAGGCGAGCGCGAGCCCGCGCACCCATGCGTCGGGCAGCTCGGCCATGTGCTCGGGGCGTGGCAAGCCGGTCTCTTCGACTTCGTAGCGCTCGTGCCGCCACTCGTACGTCGCGCCGTCGGCTTCGGGATTCGTGCTCGGCCAGACGACCGCGTACCGGTGGCCGGTTTGGATGATCTCGATGTGCGTGCCCGCTTCGCCGGGCCAGTTGATCGGCCGGCCGTCGAGCTGCTCGGGCACGCGGAAGAGCCGGATGCCCGAGACGCCGTCGGTGCGGGCGGTCGTGATCCACGTCGGGGGCAGCTCGCCGTGCTTGGCGATGAGCGCTGCGAGCGTCTCGCCGCCGCGCTTGCTGCCGTAGGCGTCGACGTCGAGCCCGAGCACGCCGGGCGGCAGGCGTAGGCCGATGTTCCGATTCCCGTGTGTCTCACGCCACGATTCGACGTCTGCGGCCGACGGCATCGGTGCGCCGTGCCCGGTCCATCCGTGCGGCGGAGGGTACTTCTTACCGGGGCGGGCCCCGAGCGGCAGAGTGCCATGCCAACCTGCGGCACGGTACATATGCGCGGCTCGTGCGTAGGGCCCGCTATATGTAGTATCAGACACTAGTCACTCTCCCAGAGTTGACAGTCTCGGCACGGGACGCAAACGGCGCGACGACCCCTTCACGGTCGACGCGCCGTTTTGTCTTATGGGGAACGTCGAGCCTACGCGATCGGTCGCCGACGTGCGGTGCGGCGCGCCTCTTTCTCGGCGGCGCGCTTGTCGAGCTCGGCGCGGCCGAGCGAGAGCGCGAGGTCGTAGCGGGCGCGGTCACGCCGAGCGAGCCGGCCGATCTCGGCTTCGAGCAGGACGCGCAGGGTGTCGCCCTCTTTGGGTCGGCCGCCCCGCTCTTCGGCTTCGAGCTCGGCGAGACCGAGCAGGACGGCGCGCATCGGCCGGTCGACGAGCACGTGTACGGATTCGGAGTAGCGCGCGGCCGACGTTTCGGCAGGCGCGGTCGCGGTAGTCATGCCGGAAACATAGCAGATAGCGCGCATCGTGACCATGACGCGGGGCGTTGCGACCTGCTCGGTTTCTGCTATGGTGATCGGCATGACGCAGACCGAGCCGATGTCGTGCCCTTGGGGGCAGTGCGCCGCCATGGCGCTGCCGCTTACCCATCGGACCGACCCCTATGACGCGACGGCGATCGCGATCGTCTACCCGATCCACAACGTCATCGGCCGGAACGCATGGTTCGGGCGCTGCCCGGCGTCGCAGCTCGTCGTCGAGCCCGCACTCACGCCGGCCGGCCGCGAGACGCTCGCGCAGGCCGATGATCACTTCGTGCGGCAGCTCGCCGAACGGGCCACGGCCGAAGCCGAGCGGCAGCACCGCGAGCGGGTCGGCGAGATCGTGCTCGACATGATCGGCGACACGCTCGACACCGATGACCCGATGGTCGACTCGGCCGGCCGTCGGTACGTCCACCCGCCCGGCACGGTCGAAGGGTGGCAGGAGCGCCGCGAGCGCGAGCGCGAGCGTGGCACGCCGGCCCCGCCGAGCGTCGACGACTACTTCCCCGGCCGCCCCGCTGACGCGCCCGAGCCGGGCGTCGGCGACGAGCCGGCCGCGAAACTGCCGCTCGATCAGATCGGCCAACCACTAGGAAAGGCACACGCCATGAGCACTCTTGAGCAGCACCTCGCCATGCTCGCCGCCACCCGCCGGAAGATCGGCGAAGCGCAGGAAGCGGTCGCGATCGCCATCGCCGGCCTCGAAACGCTCGAAGCGGCGACCGCGCAGCTCGGCCCGCACTGCGACGCCGCTGCCGCGCTCGCCGATGCGACCGTCGGTATCCTCTCGGCCCCGAGCGACGCCGTGCTCATGCGGGCGAACCTCGCCGCCGCGAAAGAGACAGCGACGGGGGCCGACAGCATCGTGCAGGCAACCGGGCTCGTGCGCGCTCGCCTGATGGCGATCGCCGGGTCGCTCGCGTCGGCGTCGTCGCGCGCCGAGACGTACGCGGCACAGCAACACGGATGAGCACTTACGAGCAGGTGCACGCGGGCGATATCGTGCTCGGCCACGACGGCGAGCTCTGGGGCGTCGCGGCGATCGAGCACGAGCCCGCGCTCGCCGTCACGCTCGTCAAGCACGGCGCTCGGGTTGTCGGTCGGCCGCCGGCCGGCACTCCGGTTACCGTCGTCGAGCACGCCGACGTCGCGGGCGAGCAGCAGGCGGTCGACGCCTTGCTCGCGGGCGGCTTCGGCGTCGAGTTGATCAGTGAACGATGGGAGAGTTGATCATGTTCGGAGTCACCGGGCGCACCGTGCGCCCTGCCCGCTCGGTGGGCATCGCCGTCGTGCCCGGCCGCGAGACGCCGCCGCACGAGTGCTCGGCCTGCGGCTCGACGACCGCGCCGGCCGCACACGCGGTCGCCGACGGCATCGAGCTCGTATTGTGTCTCGACTTCGCCGGGTGCGCCGCCCGCTATCGCTCCGGCACGTCCCCGGTGAGCTACGCGGCGGCGCTGCGCGGCGAGCTGCTCGGGCTCGCGCCGTGACGGCCGCCGCTCGACGGCCCGAAGCGCGCGCGGCGTTCTGGGATGCGCTCGGCGCGCCGCCCGTGCAGATCAACGGTCGCGGCGGTGTGAGTGAAGCGCTTGACGAAGCCGTCGAGACCGCGACCCGCGTGCGCGTCGACGACGAGATCATCGCGGCCGGCGAACAGGCTGCTCGCGAGCTGTTCACAGGGCCCGCGCAGCGTCGGGCCATCATCATCGCCGCCTTCCGTGCGGCAGGATTTGAGGTAGAGCAGTGAGTGACTCGCCGAGCACGATGCCGACCACCGGTCGGTGGGGTTGGTATCGCGACCACGACGGCCGCGAGTATCGCCGGGTGTCGAAGCTGCTCGAATACATCGAAACGAAGCCTGGCTCGTTCAACCTGCGCAGGTGGGACGACCGCGAAGCGGCGATCGGCTTCGCGCTGCGCGACGACCTCGTGCTCGCGCTCAAGGCGATTCCGCGACCGGGCCCGGAAGGCTACTCGCGGCAGGACAAAGACAAGATTGCGGGCATTGTCAGCGACGCGCGCACGGCCGCCAAGCAGCGCGACGGCGCTCGGGTCGGCACGGCCGTGCACGACCTGACCGAGCGTGTTGACCGGGGCGAGCCGCTCGACGAGGTGATCCGCCCGCTGCCGTCGGACGTCGCGCACGCGGTCGCCGCCTACGGATTCCTCGTGAGCCGCAACGGGTGGCGTGTCGTCGAGATCGAGCGCACCGTGCAGTGCGAAGAGCTCGGCAACGTCACGGGGTCATTCGACCGCGTGTACGAGATTCCCGGGCTCGCCGCGCGGCTCGGGCCCGGCGTCTGCCAGCACGACGCCCCCGATCACGTGCACGACTTTCAAGCGGCCGGCTCGTACGGCGAGCTGCCGGTCATCGGCGACGTCAAGACCGAAGCGAAGCCGTGGCTCAATGGCATCCACATCGGCCCGCAGCTCGCGATCTACTCCCGGGCCCGCAAGATGTGGCGCGCCACGGGCGGCGACCACGAGTCGACGTTGCCGAGCGGCGAGATCGTGCGGGTGCCGAACGGCGAGTATGTGCCGAGCCCGTGCGTGCGGCAGGACGTCGCCGTCGTCGTGCACGTGCACGACGGGCACGCTCACCCGTACTTCGTGAAGATCTCGGCCGGGTGGCGCGCCGCCGGGCGTGCCTACGAGCAGTATCTCGACGAGCTCGACGCGAAGCGCGACGTCGGCGCTCGGGGCGGATGGTTCTCGCCCATGCCGCGCATCGTCGAGCCGAAGCCGGCCGAGCTGCTCACGCAGGTCGCGGCGGTTAAGCAGTACGGCCGCCCTGACCGCCCCGGCGACGTGCCGCTCGGCGAGATCTCGACGCCGGCCGGGCCCGCCGTGCTGCCGCCGCACGCGATCGGTGACGTCGTGACCGTCGGCGGCATCGACTTCGTGAAGCACGCCGAGCCGGCAACGATGATGATCGGTGACGCGATCGCGCACGAGCCGGGCGACACGCTGCAGCAAGGCAACGTCGTCACGCACATCGCCGCGCGGCGCGATGACGGGCTCGTCGAATGGCGACCGGTCGGCGACGTCAACGGGCAGCCCGAGCCGGCCGCTGACAGGCCCGACCTGCCGAAGATGCTGATCGCGCAGATCTGGCAGGCGACGACCGTCGAGCGGCTCGGCGAACTCTGGCAGCTCGCACAGCAGCACGCGGTCACGTGGGGCGGGCCCGTGGCTATGGCGGGCGACGCTCGCCGCCGGCAGATCGAGTGCCCGCAGCGGGCACTTCACGCGGGCTCGGGCAAGTGCGCCTGCGGGTGGATGACGGGGGTTCCGGCGTAGCATTCCTGGCAGGTACCTGCTAGGGTAGGTCTTGCAAGTAGAGCCGATGGGGTCGCATCCAGAGGCTCGGCGAGCAGGTCGCGCAGTGTATAGCGTGCACGCGGTCCCTACCCTCTCGGCGGCGGTCGAGAGAGCGGGACTGCAGAGGGGATGCAAGCGCTCCCGCGACCGCGTTGCCCCTGTCTCATCGGGTCGATCCCGAAGGGGCGGGGGCACACACCGCAACACGAAACCCGTTCACCGATGAAAGGTCACAACGTGACGAATCCGTTCGCCGCTCCCGCGCCGCAGCAGCAGGCCGCACCCGAGCCGGCCCCGGCCGCGCCGAGCAACCCGTTCGGCCCCGGCGTGCAGCAGCAGGCACCCGCGCCGGCACCCGCCCCGCAGGCCTACGCGCCGCCCGCGCAGCAGTACGCCGAGCCCGCGCCGAGCTACGCTCCTCCGGCCGCCGTGCCGCAGGCCTACGGCGCGCAGCAGTACGGGCAGGCACCCGCGCCCGCCCCGCAGCAGTCGGCCCCGAGCGGGCAGTACAGCGGGCCCGCGCTCGACATGGGCGCTCTTCGTGCCGCCGACGCGCCGCCGCCGGCCGGCTCGGGCACGGGCGCGAAGCTCGCCGACATGTACAACCGGCTCGTGCTCGTGTTCCCGCACGCGATCGAGACCCGGCAGCGCACCGAGCGTTTCATCACCCCTGAGCAGCGCGCGAAGGGCAACACGACCGAAGAGCTCGTCACGGCGACCGTCGTCGTGCTCGACATGGGCCCGGGCACGTCGCCGTCGGGCGGTTACATCGACTTCGGCGGCGCGCCGCACGAGCTGCCGCCGACGCCGCACACGACCCGCGAGGCGCTGCCGTACGTCCGTAAGGCGATGTGGATCTCACAGAGTCGGCTCGTCGCGCAGCTCAAGCCGCACCTGCCGCAGAACACTGGCGGCACGCAGGGCATGGTCGCCGGCCGGGTCGTCAAGGCGGGCCCCGAGCGGAACGCCCCGTGGTACCTCGCGGGTGCCGACGAGAGCGAGCTCGCTCTCTGCCGCACGTACATGGGACTCGTTGCGCAGGGCACGTACCCGCACCCGCTCGCGTAATGCCGCCCCGGCTCACTCTGCGAGCCTTCGGCCGCCCCGCCCCGCAGGGCTCGAAAGAGCTCGGCACGGGCGGGGCGCTGCTCGAAAGTTCGCCCTACCTGCGCGCGTGGCGGCAGCAGATCAGGATCGCCGCCTTCCGTGCATACGCAGACGCCGGCATCTCGCCGGCGGCGCTGCCGCTCTACCCGGCCGGCCGGGGCGTGCACATCGAGCGCTGCGTCTTCGTGGTCGAAGAGCAGCAGTGCCGCGCCGAAGGGACCGATGAGCCGCTCGGCACGCCCGACGTCGACAAGCTGCTGCGGGGCGTGCTCGACGCTCTCGGCGGCGCGAAGAGCTCGAAGCACTCGGCCCGTCTCTACGCGGATGACTCGCAGGTCGTCGCCATCGACGGGCTGCGCAAGACCCGGCCGCTACCCGGCGTGCCGCTGTACGACCGACCGGGCGCGCTCATCGTGATCGCGCCGACAAATTGGGAGAGTTGATCATGTCGTTTCCGAAGCTTCGCCTGATCGTGCAGCGCGAGACCGCTGACCGGATCGAAGATCTCGTCGCCTTCGACGTCACGGCCGAGCAGGTCGCTCGGGTCGTGCCCGGCCTGCTCGCCGAGACGCTCGGGGCCGAGCTTGTCGCCGTGACCAGCGTGACGCCCGACGCCCGGCCGGCCGACGACGCCGAGCCCGACGGCGATGACAAGCCGAAGCGCAAGCGGCGCACGAAGGCCGAGATCGCTGCCGACGAAGCGGCGGCGCGGCTCGACGCCGTGCAGCAGGCGGCAGTGCCGGCCGCGAGCGTCGAGCAGGTCTCGCCGGAGAGCGCGCCTGCGGCCGTGGCCGAGCCTGCGCAGGTCGCCGTGCCCGCGCCGCCGGCCGAGCCCGCGAGCGACGCCACGAAGCCGCCTTACGACCCGTTCGCCTAGTAGGCTCGTCAGTACGAGCGCCACTCGTCGAAGTGCCCCCGGTCCGATGCCGGGGGCACGCTTCGTTTCCGGGCTAGTGGTCGAGCGGCCGGCCGCTCTCGTCAACGGGCGAGATGAGCGAGGGGTCGTCGGCCGGGCCCGCAGGCGCGGTCGCGACGCTGGTCACGTACGAGAGCACGAGACCGGTAAGAGCGCTACCGCCAACGACTTTCCAATCGAGCGAGAGCACGTTGGCGACGTCGCCAGCGAGCGCGACGCCGATCGCCTGAGCGGCAGTCTTGAGCGCGCGCTCGGTTGCCTGCCGCCAGAAATTGCGGCCGTACGTCTTGATTCGTCCCATGGCCCGATCGTACGTCAGTAGACCGCCGTCGCGATGAGCCATTGACCGAGCGAGATCGATGCGCCGACCGGCGAGATGCGCAGCTCGGCGTGCTCTTTCTTGCGCTCGACGACCGCCCACGTCGCCCGGCCGATGAGCGCGGGCGCGACCGCGATCGACAGATCGTAGGCGTCGTCGACCGGCATCGACTGATCCCAGATGACCGTGACGAGCTGCGGGGCACCGAGCACGATCGCCGGCACGGCCGCTGCAGCGGTGCGCACGATCGGCCGGCGTGCCGTGAGCGTCGTGACCTGCTCGCGCAAATGCGCGATCGTCTTCGCGTCCGACGACTGCGCCTGCACCTGCTCGCGCATCAGTCGTCGTCGCAGCTCATCGAGCTCGCGGCGACGTTGGAAACGTGGAGACGGCCGGGCCATCGATCAGCGCCTCGCCGGGCTGCACTCTGCGAGTGCGTAGAGATCGAGCCATGCCTTAAGCGACGCCTTGCCGGTCGCGGTCGTGGCGTCGGCGAAGGCGTCGGCCTGCGAGCCGAAGAGTGCGCAGTAGAACTCGCGGTTCGTCTCGGCGGTCGCCTGCTTGTCGGCTTCGTAACGATCGACGAGCTGCTTCGCGTTGCGGTCGGCGAGAGCGACCGAGATGACGGCCGAGACGGCGACCATCGCCGCTACCGTGAGCATCGCGACGGCGATCCAATACGCAGGCACTAGGACCATCTTGCGGGGTGGTTGCGGGTCGGTCATGTGGTCACGCCCCGGGCGATGACGGCGGTGAGGACGGCGGTAGAGGCACTTCCGGAGAGGATGATGACGGCGGTCCGGTACCAACTCGGGATGTGATCGCCTGCGCGAGCGACGTTGCTCCGAGCGCCGCCGTCGGGCCCCCGAGCAGCGATCCGCCCAAGATCAGAACCGCGTCCCGAATCTCCGGCCGCGACACTTCCCAAAACACGAGCGCCAGGCCCGCCACGAAGAGCGCGACGTCCCGCGTGACGATCCACCACGGTGGGAACACGTGCGAATCCCGCTGCTGCTCGCTCACTCATAATCTACCGATCTAGGCCATTGTCCAGAGTGCCTGCCAGTGCACAAGCTACCCGAGTAGAGCCCGATTGATGCGGATCGGCTCGTCGCACGGAAGGCCGACGAGCCGATTCTTAAGGCAACAATAAGGGTTGTGTTCGGGTGCTCGGCATCGGTTCGGTCTCTACGAGAGGCCGAGCAGATTGCGCCACATTGGTTCGGTCATCACGCGGCACTCGGCCGGCGACTTCTTGAGCCATCGGGCGATCGCGTCGGTCGTGTCCGCTCCCCAGATGCCATCGTCGTCGGCCCCGACGATCCGCTGCACGCGGGTGATCAAGTTGTACCCGCCGAGCCGGTCGTCGCGGTCGCCCTGCTTGAGTACGGACAGCTTGACGGTCATTTGCATGGTGTCCACCTTTCGCGGCGGCGTCGTCGTCTGTGTGAGCTTCGCGACGAAGGCTCGGCAGGCGGCGCGCGAGCCGACGATCTCCCAGTGCATCGGGTCGTTGCGACCGAAGTCGCCGCCCCAGCGCAGCACGTTGTCGCTCTCGACTTCGAGCGCATGGCAAGTCGCGATCTGCGTTGCCGTCATCGAGCGGCGCGTCGTGCCCTGCCCCATCGGGTTGTCGGGCGCGTTGAAGTCGACCGCCGTGCCGCTCGCGTGATTGCTGATCGTCGAGCTGCCTTCGATGACCTTGACGAACCATCCCCAGCACTGGCCCGCCTTGAGCGGCTCGACGCGGCGATCGTACTGCGCAGCGAGCCACCGAAAAATGACGGCGACGTCGCCCTTGAGCACGCCGTTCGGCACGCGCACGTTGCGGATCAGCGGCAGCTCGTCGACGGCGCTGCGCGGCGCGACGGGCCATCCGTTCTGACTGTTCGGCACGGGGTAACCTCCCCTACTCCTCGAATCGGACTTCGAGCTTACGCGGCTGCGAGACGGCACCCTTAACGGTCAACGTGCCCGAGCCGGCCGCCCGCTGCACGGTGGTCGTGAACGTCTGCGAGCCGGTCGTCGACGCCACCCAATCGACTTCGACGTACCCCGTGAGTGCGCCGCCGGCGGTGATGGTGACGTCAGCCATCGCGTACGAGAGCTGCACGCCGGCGAGCCCGCCTTGCCTGATCCGCATCAGGAACGCATCGGCCGAGACCGTGCCGGTGTAGTGGAACAGGTAACGGACCGAGTAGGTCTTTCCCGAGACGACCGAGACGGTTGTCGCGTCGACGGTCTTCTCGGTCGTGCCGCTCGTGGCGCTCAAGTCGGCCGTGCCGAGCGTGACGCCGACCCGACGCGGGATATCGCTCGGTGAGTAGATCTCGCCTGCTTGCGGCATCAGTACCCCATCCCCCAACGCTTAGGCTCGGCGAGCCGCACAGGTTCCCCCGTGGCGTGTGCCTTCGCGAGCGCGCTGCCGCGCGTCACTGTGATCGTCTGTGTCCAGTATCCGCCAGAGAGCACGGGCGCGGTCGCCGACTGCACAGGCATCACTTCGCCCGCCATGACGACCGAGTAATCGCCCGGGGCGGCCGGATTCGCCCACGTGTCCTCGTAGACGAGCGCGCGCACGTCGCAGGCGGTCTCCGAGATCGTGAGGTCTTCGACGAGCTCGCACGACTTCGAGTCGCCGCGCGTCTCGCCCCACACGCCGACTTCGGTCCAAGGCTTCGCCGGCGAGCAGGCGATCTCGACGGTCCACTCGTAGTCCGTGTCGATGACGATCTCGTAGCCTTCGACGAGCAGATCGGCGACTTCGCCGGCGACCTGCTCGGGCAGATTGGCGATCGTGATCCGCGAGCCGATGCGGCAGGCGAGCCACGGGAAGATCAGGCTCGGGTTGCGGCTCAAGTTGATCTTGATCGTCGGCCACCGCAGCGAGTCGACCGTGCCGATCGCGACGTGCCACCCGGCGTCGTCGGCGAGCTGCTCGTCGCGCTCGACGTTGACCGCCTCGCCGTCGGCGTACACGCGGTGCCGGGTGATGCTCTCTTCGTCTTCGGCGACCCGCGAGCCGGCGTCGGGGCGCGTCGACGTCCACCGGTTCACGAGCTGCTGATCGTCGTCGGTCGGCTCGGGCGCTTCGTCGAGATGCCCGAGCGACCAGTCGAGCGCCATCGTCACGGGCGGATTCACCCGAGCCGACCACGGGAGGTAGCCGAGAACCGCGCCGCGCTCGTAGAGCAGCCCGAAGCCGCCTTGCTCGGCATCGCGCACGACGTCGAGCACCGTGGCGTTACGCGGCTGCGCGCCGAGCCGCCGGCCGACGCCGGGCGTCACGAAGACTTCGATGCCGGCGTACCCGAGCACGCGGCGGATGCGGGCGACGTCGGTCTCACCCGCGAAGCCCGACGAGACCTGAATAAAGCTCGTGTTGACGAAGGGGACTGTCGACGGGCCGACCCAGACGTTAGAGACGAGCGTGTTGTCGACCGGGGCCGAGACTGAGACGTCCGAGATGCGGGTGAGCAGGCGACCGCTTACCTGCGTGCTGCCGGCCGTGTAGAACGTCGTCGAGCCGACCTGATGCCAGTTGAGCTGCACGATCGTGTCGCTCGCGCCGAACTTTTCGAACTCGATCGAGATCGCCCACCACTTCGTCGCGTCGACGCCGAGCCCGCCCGACATGCCCGTCACGACGCCGATGCCCGTGCGATCGTATGAGTTGAGCTCGATTGCCGTACTGCTGATCGAGACGACCCATCGGTTGACGTCGCCGACGGTGCGCAGCTCGAAGAGCGGCGTGAGTGATGCGGGCGGCGTCGAGCCGAGCCGGAAGTACATGATCGTCGAGCCGTCGCCGTTGCCGAGATTCCATGTGCGCACCGTGCCCGAGAGCTTCGAGACGCCGGCCGTATTGAGCGACGCGCTCGCGATCGCGCCGGGCGGGGCGTCGTCGTTGCCGTACGTGATCTCGGGCCCGCGAGCGTCGAAGCCGAAGGCGACCGAATCGCCCGCGCTCGACGACCCCGAGCCTTCGTCGAGCCGCCAGTAGGCCTGCGGCCGGTAGCTCGATAGCTGCTGCGGAATCGGCGCTTCGAGAGGCGGTTGCCCCTGCTTGAGCCATCGCAGGATGCCCGACGCCGCGACGGGGGTCACGCAGTCGGCACCGCTCTTGCTCGGCCACCGTACGGGCCACTCAGGCACCTGCCCGGCGTAGACGACCGAGCGCACGGCGAAGTCGGTCATCGAGAGCGTGACGGTGTTCGTGCCGATGCGCCACTCGTAGATGCCGACGAACGTGCCGTCGATGTCGTCGTCGTTGGCGGTGAGCTGCCACGCGGCCGGCTCGGTGTTGACCGCCTGCCAGACCTTGACCATGATCGACGCGCCGACCGTGCGCACGCGCGTCTTGATCTGCGTGTTGGCGGCGAAGCCGATGCCGGTCGCGAAGTTGCTCGCGAGGTCGGTCTCGATTCCGCCGTTGTTGCGGGTGATCTTGACGCCGACGACGCCGCTCGTCTGATACTCGGTATGCACCCGGTAGTAGTGCGTACTGTCCACGCGCCGCACGACGGTCGCGTGCACATAGTTGCCGCCGACGGGCACGGCTGAGACCGAGCTCGTCGAGAGCACGTCGACTTCGGCCCCGACGGGGCGATTGACGGTCGCCAGCGCGATCGTGTTCTGCGTCACGAGCGTCGCCCGGGCGGCCGAGCCACTCACGCTGAGCGCCGAGCCACCGGCCGTCGACCACCCGGCACCCGAGAGCGGCTCGAAGCCGAGCCCGCCTGCAGCGACCGTGCGATCGAACGTGTCGTTCACGGTCGGCAGCATGAGACGGATCGGCGTGTTCGTGCCGATCAGCCCGTACCACGGACCGAGCACGTTGCGCGGCGAGAGGCGGCCGTCGCGGGCATCGAACGTCGCCGACATGCTGCCCGCTTCGACGTCGCTCGACTCGTCGTCGCGGCCGGCCGAGACCGTGATGCCCGAGCGCTGCCGCCAACGCACGCCGTCGCTCGTGAAGTTCCACGTCGACGGCGAAGCGCTCGGGGCGGCCCCGGGCGCGACTTCGGCGACGAAGCCGTACGGGCCCCGGATGGTCATACCGCCGCCTCTGCCGGGCCGAGAGCGCCCTTCACTCGAATCGTCTTGTTGACCCAGCGACGGAACTCGCGCTCGCCGCCGGGCACGACCTGCACGACGACTTGATCGTCACGGCCGGAGAGCTCGGGCAGGCGGTCGAGCGGGATCACGGCTTCGTCCTGCCGACCCTCGCCGATCATCGCGACGGTCGGCCCGGTGACGATGCCGCCGGCGGCGAGATACGGAATGTTCGGCGTCGAGACCGTGACGCTCGGCAGCGAGACGCCTGCGAAGTTGCCGCCGCCGACCGTGAAACTCAGGTTATTCCACCCGGAAATAATGCGGTTTGCGACCGAGCGGAAACCGGACCATAGGCCGTTGAACACGTTTCGCAGCGAGCCGCCGATGCGCCCGGGCAGGCCTCGGAACCAATCGGCGAGTTGCTTGCCCTTACCGATGATCTTCGTGATCATCTCAGATGCCTTGTTGTACCACGAGACGAAGAAATTCTTGACGGCATTGATCGCCGTCGAGAGCTGCCCGCGCGCACGCTGGAAAGACGAGACAATCTTGTTCCACGTGCTGACAAAGAATCCGGCGAAGGGGCCGGCGAACCATGCGCCAACCGTTTTCATGAATCCCCAAACGGCGCGCCAGATCGTTTGAAAGAATTGCGTCTTCGTGGCGACGTAGACGAGCGCGGCGACGAGCGCCACGATACCGACGATGATCCACGTGATCGGGTTGGCGAGTAGAGCGCTGTTCATCGCCCATTGCGCAGCGGCGGCGATGCCGAGCGCGACCGCGAGCACGCCGAGCGCGACCGCGACGATCTGCACGACGTCGCCGTTCTTTTGCATCCACCCGAAGACCGCCTCAATCGCCGGCAGCGCCTTCGCGAGCTGCTCGACGAGCGCCGCTTGCGCCTGCCGCTTGAACGCTTCGAGCTTCGTGGCGGCGTTGTCGTTGAGCGTGTCGCCGAGCCGGTCGGTCGCGCCGGCCACCTCGCCGAGAGCGCCCTTCGTGTTCTGCAGCCCGCCGAGGAACTTCGGAATCTCGGTCACGCCGAGATCTTCGAGCGGCGTGCCGAAGAGCGCGAGCGCTGCTTGCGACTGCGCCACCGGGTCTTTCATTCCGAGCAGGCCGTCGATGATCGAGTCGAAAGCTTCGGCCCCAGCGTCGCCGCCCTTGAGCAGCTCGGCCGTCATGTCTTTCTGCGACATGCCGAGCAGGTCGTATCCGGCCTTGCTCGCGGCGCCCATGTCGGTCGCCCGGATGCCGAACTCTTTGAGCGCGTCGCCGGTCTTATCGATGCCGTACATGCCCTTCTCGGCGCTCTTCGTGAGCAGCCCGAAGGCGCGCTCGCCCGTGATGCCGATAGCGGACATGAATGGTCCGTATTCGTCGACGGCATCGAGCAGGTCTTCGCGCACGGCGGCCGGCACCTTTTGCATCGAGACCGTGAGCAGATCGAGCGCGCTCGTGGCGTCTTTCGCGAGCCCGCTCGACACTGCCTGCCCGGCGACCTGCGCCGCCCGGGCGGTGTCGATCTCGAAGGCCTTCGCCAGATTGAGCACCTTCTCGGTGACGGGCTCGATCGCGTCGTCGGCGAGATTGCCGAAGCTCGTCTTCACTGCGCCGAGCGCCGACGACACCGTTTCCATCGAGTCGCCGAGACCCTTTTTGTAGAGGTCGCCGGCCTGCTTGCCGAGCACTTCGGCTTCGGGCCCGGTCGCGCCGAGCTGCGCGGCGAGCTTGTCGGTCGCGACCTCGCTTTCAAGGCCCGAGAGCACGCCTTGCAAGATCGCCGCGCCGGCCGCGACGCCGATCGCCGCACCCGCGACCATCGACGTCTTTTTCATGCCGTCCCACGTCTTCGACAGCTTGCCTTGCATCTCCCGGCCGCCCTTGTCGACGCCCTTCGGATCGATGCCGACCTTAATGAGCAGGTCTTGCAACGTCGCCACGCGCTACCTCCCCTGCCCGCCGCCCATGCCCGCGTTGATCCGCTTGACTGCTGCGAGCATATCTTCCCCGCTCATCGGGCCCTGCGGTTTGACGACGCCCCATTCGGCCTTGAACTGATCAGGCTTGTACGGGCGCTGCCGCTTCGAGCGATTCACGTTGGCGAGCGTGGCTTGTAGCATCGCGAAGAGCTCGTCGAGCCGCGAGCCGAGATCGACCGGGCCGGCGACGCGCTCGTAGGCTTCCCACTCGGAGAGCTCGCGCGAGTCGATCCGCGCGAGCAGCTCGTCGACCGTGCAGCCGAGCGCGAGTGCTAAACGGAAGACTCGCCTTCGTCGTCCGTCTCGCCGAAATTTTCGGTCATCTTCTCGACGTCATCGTCACTCATGCCGGCGAGGCGCTTCGCGGCGTCGAAGAGCCGGTCGAGCGGGGCGGCATTCTTGTTGCCGAGCGCTCGCAGATCCTCGCTCGTGAAGAGCGGCCGATTGTCCTCGCCGACGGCCGTGAGAACGATGAGCTTCGCCCGCGCGTTGCGCAGGTTCATCTTGCGCGAGCCGCCGCGCTCTTCGACGAGCGAGGCTTCGTACTGATCGCGCTTCGCGCCGGAGATCGAGCGCAGGCGCACGTCGCCGCCCCACTCGGGACACTCGACGGTCTCGTACTTCGTGTCGTCCGCTTCGAGAATGGCATCGCGGGTCAAGAAAGGCATGGTCGTACTCTCCCAGAGTTGATCGGTGGGGCTCGGTAAGACTAGCTGCCGGTCGGCGTAAGGTCGGGCTTGCCCGACACCTTGATCGTGACCGAGCGGCTCATCTTGTCGTCGTAGGGGAACTCATCGCCGACGTTGGTCATGATCCCCTTGATCTGCCACGTGTGCTCGTCGTCGGTGTCCGGCAGCAGGACGATGCGGTAGTTGCGCGGCACGGCGTCGTCGAAGTCGTCGTCGAGATCGTGCGTGCTCTCGGCCGGGTCGTAGTTGACGTCGAGCGAGATCTCGCCGCCATCCTTCAGCCCGCCGAGAAACTCCATCCACCCGCCGGGCGAGTCGTGCGCCGTGACGTCGATCGTCTCTCGGGTGCGCTCGGGCCCGCCGATGTTCGTGACGTTGGCGATCGTCTCGTACGTGGTGCCCGGCGTAAGGGTCGTGGCGCGCTGAAAAAGCGTACCGAATCCGTCGCGTCCGCTCATCGCGTCGCCTCTCTCCTGCTAAGCCGCTTGTGCGGTCTCAATGGTGAACCTGAGTACATGATGCCTGATCTCGGGGTCGGGGTCGTCGAGCGCCTGATCGAAAGAGAGGCGGATCGAGACGCAGCGGTGCCCCTTCGGCACGAGCAGCGCCGAGAGCGCGGCGACCTGGTGATCGAGCAGCTCGGCGACGCGGTTCGCGATCACCTGCCCGGGGCCCATGCTGCGCTCGCGTGTCCAGACGTGCACGGTCTCGGTGATGCGGCGACCGAAACTCGTGTGCGTGTTGTCGGGCACGGACAGGTGATCGCCGACGTTGACGTAGGGCATCGTCTGCCCTTCGGGCACGAAGTCGACGACGGCCGGCGTCGGCGGCGTCTGCCCCTTGATCGGCTTGAGCAGCGCGGCGAGCGTGGCATCGCCCCGCAGGCGCGAGACGATCGCCGCTTGCACCGCGTTCTGCGGCAGCGTGGAGATCACGAGATGAGCTTTTCGAGCTCGACGGCGACGGCATCCTTCACGCGCTTCGGGAAGCGGCGACGCGACCGCTCGGCGGCCGGCGTCATGAAATCGTTAGCGGCCGTGTCGCTCGTGCCGTGCACGACGTACTGCGTGTACTTCGCCGTCGAGACCGCCCGGCCTTCGAGCGCGCCCGCGTCGATCTCGACTTGGATGCTGTCGACGAGCGTGCCCGTCTCGCGCGGGGCGTTGCGCCGCATGTCCTGCGCGATCTCGGTCGTCTCCGACTGCACGGCTTCGAGCGCAGCACGGCGCACGAGCCCGCCGATCTTTTTGATCTTCGCGGCGAGCTCGGCTTCGCCCGTGATGGTCACGCTAGGCATGGTTCCGCCGGTACGCTTCGACGACCGCCTTCGGCAGCTGCCCGCGCTCGGAGACTTCGAGTCCCTGCGCCCATGCCCACTCGCGGATCGTGGCGCGACCCTCCGGCGTCTCGGGGTCGGCCGGGCCCGCGACGACGACCTGCTCGGGCTCGTCGGTGAGCGGCTCGGCGAGCGTGTTCGCGATGCGCTTGACCGCCTGCGGCAACCAGCCGGGCATCTCGCGATCGACACCTTCGAGCAGGCCGCGCTCATCGAGAATGGTCGCGATGCCGTTGAGCACGTTGAGCAGCTCGTCGCGCTCGGCTTCGGCGACGGTCATGCGCTCAAAGAAGAGCGCGGGATCGGCCTCGGTGTCCTGCGGGCCCTGCCCGCCGTCGACCGAGAGCTCGACGACCATCGGCACCCATGAGTCGGGCGAGCCGGTCACGGCTTCGTGCCGGCCGTCGGCGAGCGTCTGCCCGGCGACAAGTCGGTGCTGCTCGCCGCTCGGGGCCCGCAGCACGCCGGAGTTTTTGGCGACGTAGATCTCGGTCATGCGTTGCTCACTCTCCCATCGATGACGCCGCGCACGATGCCGGCATCGGTCACGAGACCGCCGTCACGCTTCCATCGCTTGTAGGCCGGTCGGTCACGACGATACTGCTCGCGGCCGTTGACACGCTCGTACTGCTCGTCGGTCTCGCGCTTGCCGGCGACCGGGTGCTCGTGCTCGATGAGCACGTCGGGCAGGTAGACGAGACAGCCCGCCTCGCGGCCGACGTCCATGATCGAGTTGTCGCAGTAGAGATGCTCGACGGGTGCGGGCACCATGCGGCCGAGCGCGTGCACGACGTCGGCGAGCATCACCCATGACGACGCGAGCTTCTCGTGCTGATAGCCATCGTCAGGGTAGGCGACGCCGGCCGAGCGGTTCCGCTCGAAGAGCTCCACGAAGCGCTGCGCCCATCCGCTCGTGCGCGGCAGGTGGTCGTCGCCGGCGAAGCCGAGCAGCTCGTAGTCATCCGCCACACTAAGCGCGGCCGAGTTGAGCTTCGGCACGAGCTGCTCGTGCCGGGGCGCGCAGCGCAGGATGAACGTGCCGTCGCCGAAGTGCGCGAGCTGCTTGTTCACCCGCTCGGCCGCGAGGCAGTAGGCGTCGAAGGCGGGGTCGTCGACGTCGACCACGAGCATGAGATCGGCCGCCAGGAAACCGCCAGTATCGAGCCACGCGGCGACGAGCGGCTCGACGTTCTGCGGGCGCGAGCGGGTCGGCACGATCATCAGTAGGCGGCTCATCGGTCGGACCTCTCGTGCCATTCGAAGTAGGGGTGATCGACGACCGGTCGCGGCGCGGCCGACGGCACGAGCCGCTCGGGGCGCTGCCACGACGACGTGCTCTCCGAGTAGAGGTAGCGGTAGAGCACGTCGTCGACGTACGTCTCGGAGAACAGGAACGGGCGCACCTGCCGGCACCAAACCCGATCTTCGGGGCGGCCGTTCTTCGCCGTGGCGAAGCGCCCGCGCGTGGCGATGTCACGGCGGATCGGATCAAGGTGAGTGAAGTCGCGCACGAGCCGGCCGGCCGCATTGCGGTGCCATCGGCCGTGCTGCAGCGAGTGGTCGACGATCTCGCGCTCGATGCCGTCGACGCAGTACGCGACTCGGAAACCGACATGATCGGGGCGTTTGTCGAGCGCGTCGACGATGCTGCTCACGTAGTCGGGCGAGACGAGATCGTCGTCGTCGACGAAGCTCACATACTCGGCGTCGGCCGAGTTGATCATCGCGTCGCGAACTTCGGCGAGTCGCGGCTCGCCGTCGTTGCGCCACGCGATGACGCGAGCCCGGCCGCCGGCCGCGTCGAGCTGCGGCAGCAGCACGACGAGCAAGCGCAGAAAAAGCGGCTCGCGCTGCGAGATCGTCGGCACGAGGATTGCCCATGTCGGCGCGGTCACGTCACGTCCCCTTCACTCTGCACGAGCTCGCAGTCGGCGCGCAGGTAGGCGTCGCGCTGCGACGGGTGGATGGTGTACTTCACGCGAAGCAGCTCGCCGTCGACGCGCACGAGCGTGTCGCCGCGCCGCACGTCGGCGTCGGGCATCATGTGCACGATCATCGTCATGGTCGAGCCCGCCTGCTCGGCTTCGAGCTGCTCGGCCGCCGCAGGCTGCGAGACCTTCGCCGGCACGGTGCCGAGTTCAACGAGCTGCGAGCTCTCGCCGCCGAGATCATCGGGTACGGTCTGCCGTCGCTGATGCGTGAGCCGCTCGGGTAGCTCGTGCATGGAGATGCCGATCACTGTAGGGTCGCCGCCGCCCACGTATCGAGCTCGCAGCCGCCACCGTTCGGCACGTAGAGCGTGGCGACGGTCATCGAGCTCGCGCCGGCCGCCTTGCGCACCGCGCGCTCTTCGTCGTCGGTCAGGTAGACGATCTGCCCGCCCTCACGCCCCGAGCGGTCCCACGACTTCGACGAGTCGCCGATCGTGCGCTGTACGAGCCCTTCCGGGTTGGTGAACGCGCGGTAGGCGGCTTCGACCACGATCGAGCGCACGCGGCGCGGCACGCCGGTCACGACGCCCGTCGTCTCGTCGGTCCACGTCTTCTCGGCGACGTCGCGCACGAGCTCGCTCGCTTCGTCGAGCAGCTCGGCCGCGCGGTCGAGCTCGGCCCCGTCGGGCACGTAGCCGATCTTCGCGAAGAGCCGCTCGATGTCGACCAGCGGCGGCAGCTCGTCGACGTCATCGGCGTCGGCGACGTAGAGCGCGCCCGAGCGCGTGTTGCTCACGTCGCCCGAGACCTGCCACTCGTAGCGGTAGCGGCCGAGCTCGTCGAGCACGCTCGCCGGAATCGTCACGTCGTAGATGCCGACGCTCGGGGTCGACGGCGTGATCTGCTCGGTCGCGCCGCTCGGCTTCGTCACCTCGAAGTCGACGTCGGCCGCCACGAGCGCGCCGTCGAGATCGCGCACGATGTGCCGCAGATCGGCACTGTCGCCCGGGTCGTATCGCTGCACGCTGTCGCTCCCCTACTAGACCCGGTACGGACGTCTCACGTCGAGAATGCGTCGCGGGTAGGTCACTGTCGTAATCCTGCTCGATTCTCCCACGGTCACGCTGCGGCCGGGGCGAGTCGAGCTCACGATCGGCGGCCGGCCACTCGTGCCCGCCGGGCGGCGAGACGACGCGGTCGCGGCGACCGTGGCCCGGCCGGTCGTCCGATGGAAGCCTCGCGCGCCCGCACGTGCGCCTGCGGTCGCCTGCGCTCGGCCGGTCGTCGGGTGCTGCTCGGTGTTGCCGGTCGTGGCGTACGCGGTCGCGATGACGACGCCCGAGCCGCTCTTCGTGCGACGAGATGCGATGAGTGCCGACGAGCTTGCGGTCGCGGCAGCCGTGCGTGCGACGGCCGCCCGCTTCGCGACCGTGGCCCGAGCAGTCGCGGTCGCCGTAGCCGAGCCGGTCGTGACGATGATCGTCTCGGCACCGGTCGCCGCCCGCGCCGTGGCGACGGCCGGCGCGCGGCCGGTCGTCGTGCGCGCGGTCGCGCTCGTGCTGCGCGCGCCGGCCGTCGCCGTCGCCGACCGGGCGGCCGTAGCGCGCTTCGCCGTCGTCGCCCGGGCGGTCGCCGCTGCAGCGGCCGTGCCTTCGGTCGGGTGCTGCTCGAAGTTGCCCGTTGACGCGCTCGCGCCTGCGACCGCCTGCGCTCGGCCCGCCGTGACCCTCAGCGTGCGCGTGACGGCCGAAGTCGTCGCGACTGTGCTCGCGGTGCCCGTCGTCGTCTTACGTGCGCCTGCGGTCGCTCGGGCGGTCGCCTGCGCGGTCGCGGTGCGAGCGGTCGCCGCGAGCCGGCCGGCCGTGCCCCGAGCGGTCGCCGTGAAGACGACCGTGCTCGTGGTCACCCGAGACGTCGAACGGGTCGCGGTCGCGCCGGCCGTCGCCTGCGCGCTGCGCGCCGTGAGCCGGGCGGTCGCCGCCGTTGCCCGGGCGGTCGCCGTGGCGTCAGCCTTGCCGATCGTGCCGCGAGCCGTGACGGTCGTCGCCCGAGCGGTCGCTTCGGCCGTGGCCGAGCGCGCGATCGTGACTCGCCGGCCGGCGACGCCCCGGGCGGTCGCCTCTGCGGTCGCTGATCGGGCCACGGTGACGAGCCGGCCGGCGACGGCGCGAGCCGTAGCTTCGGCCGTGGCGATGCCGATCGTGAGCCGGGCCCGCACGGTAACGGCGCGGGCGGTCGCCTCAGCGACGGCCGAGCGGGCGATCGTGGCGCGCTTCGAGATCGTCGCCCGAGCGGCGGCCTCAGCGACGGCGCTCGCGGCGACGGCGCGCAGCTTGCCGGCCGTGGCCCGGGCGGTCGCTTCGGCGACGGCCGAGCGCGCCACGGTGGCGAGCTTCGAGCTCGTAGCGATGCGAGTTGCGTTGGCGACGGCCGAGCCACTCGTCGTGATAACGAGCGCGGCCGTGATGTTCAGGTTGTCGATCTCGTAGTTGTTGGCGGTGCCTTCGGCGCGGTGACCTTCCCACCACATCGCGAGATCGGTGCCCGCCGAGACCCATGTCGGCATCGCCGCCGTGCGCTGCGTGACCCATGTCGAGCCGTTGGTCGACGTCTGCCAGAGCACATTGCTGCCCGAGCGCAGCAGACGCCAGTAGGGATGCCCGGTCGCCGCCCCGGAAAGCACGACCTGCGAAGCGTCGGAGTAGCCCACCCATGACGCTAGATATAGCTGATCGTTAATGCCGTCGTAGAAAAAGCCGAGCACGGTGCCGTCGGCCTGCGACTTCGAGTCGAGCCAGAATGCCGAGTAAGCCTCGGTCGTCGCGCCATTCCCGGCCGCCGGATACGCCCGGAAGTAGATGTCATCGAAGCGGTACTTATTCGGTGAGTAGACCGCCGAGTAGGTCGTCGAGATGGCGACGCGCAGCCGGCCGCCGGACTCCGAGAAAGTGCCGTACGAGTCGGGCCCGTAGACGTTGGCATTCTGCGTGCCATCGTCGAAGTTGTCGGTGACGGCGAGCATCGAGTCGTATTCGCGCAAGCGCACCGCGCCGAAGGCACCCGAAGACGAGATCGTCCACGTCATGCCGAACGTCGTCGCGCCCGTGCCTGCGCCCGCGCCTGCGGTCACGCCCGTGACGGCCGCGTCCCACGTGAAGACCGAGCCGGTCGTGCCGGAAGAGTTGCCGACCCGCGAGCGGGCGGTCGCGGTGCCGAACGTCGTGCCCGCCTGCACGACCGTCGGCGCGCTCGATGCGGTCGTGCTCGCCGAGTTGGTCGCGTAGCCGACGTGCACGAAGTCGCCGACGTTGAGCGCTTCGGCCCATGTACCGCTCGCCGCGCTCGGGTTGGTGCCCTGCGTCGTGTCGGCCGCCGAGACGCCGATCGGGGTCGCCCACGAGCCGCGCGTCTTCGCGTAGACGTCCATCGCTGCTTCGATGGTCGTCGAGCTCGTCGCCGTGACCGTGACCGAGCCGGTCTCGCCGCCCGTGAGCTCGCGGTAGTACTTCACGACCCGGCTCGTGCCCGTGCCGGTCGCGTCGGTGCCCGTGCCGCCCGTGGCGTTGACGACCTGCGTCCACCCCGACGGCGCGGTGCCTGCGGTCGCGGTGCTCGGCTTGATCGCGACCGTGATGACGGCCATGCGGCCGGCCGCGACCGCCGTATACGCAACGGTGGTCGACGTCGTGCCTCGCGCCGCTGCGGTCGTCGAGACGCCGGTTGCCCCGGCGAGTGTGATCGTCACGACGACCGCCCCTCGTGGTCAGACCCGAGCAGGCCGCTCACGGGGGTAAGCAGGCCTGCTCGGGAGCTCGGTTAGACCGCGTTGACGTCGAGCGTCGGCGTGTGCTGCAGCGTGCCGGCCGAGCCGAAGACCTCCGAAGCGGCGAGAGCGAAGCCGCCCCGGAACGTGCCCGAGCTCGCCGCCGACCAGATGCCCCAATGGGTCACGGTGGTCGACGCCGGAATCGGAATGTTCACCTGCGAGCCGGCACGCTCGCCGTTGGCGGCCGTGCCCCACGTCGTGAGCTGCCTCGCGTACGAGCCGCCCGCGACCTCGTTTGCGCCCGTCGTCGACGGGTCGCCAGTGTGCGCGCTGATGTACGCGCCGGCCCCCGCGATCGCATCGACCGCGAGGTTAAGCACTGCGACTGTGTACGGCATGTCAGCTGTTACCCCGAATGGCGACGGCGCGCTGGTTGGTCATCGCCGACGCCGGGTTCTGCGGGGCCACGGGGTCTTTCACCTGCGCGGTGCCGATCCACGTGTTGACGAGCGAGCGGTCGGTCGTGTTCGTGTAGTCGTAATCCATGAGCCACCGGACCGACAGACCGTTGTAGAACTCGCTGGCACCCATGCCGACGGCCGCGCCGCGCACCTGCGCGAAGGCTGCGCCACGCGGCACGAGCGGGGCCCGAGTCGCGGCGACGAAGGCCGAGCGGTGGTAAGCGTAGGCGTCGTCGGGGTCGATCTCGGTCGAGAGCACGACGTCGAAGCCGGCGATCCGACCGATCGTCGCGCCTTCGAGCGCGGTCTCGGCACCCGGGCCGCGAGAGTCGAAGCGCACGAAGCGGTCGCTGCGCATGATCTTCTCTTCGACGGTCGTGCCGATGAGCAGCGTGCGACCCTCCTGCGGGACGTGCTTCTCGTTGAGCTTCGTGCGGGCCCGCAGCGCGGCGAAGTACCAGTCAGTCTGGCCCGAGACGATGAGATCGGTGTTCGTCGGGTCGACGATCATGCCGCCGGAGTAGTCGGCGTTCTCGATCTCGTTGATCACCTCGTCATCGATGCCTTCGACGACGGCGCGCACCTGCGGGGCGAGCACCTGCGCGGCGAAGTCGGTGATGTCGAGCGTGAGCTCTTCGTCGGTGATCGGCGCGCCGTTGTAGACGTCGGTGTCGAGCTTGACCGGCACCGAGAACTCGGTCGAGACGTCGTTGACGATGGCGGTACCCGCGCGCAGGGTGCGCTTACGGGCGACCCGGCGAGCCGGCACGCGCATCGACACGGTGTCGTTGAGAGCGCCCGAGAACTCGCCCGGGTTGATCGCGTCAGTCCAGACGGTACGAGCGACAGTCAGCTCACGGTAGAGCAGACCAACGGTCGCGCGAGCGATAACGCTCGGCTTGAGAAACGTGTTAGGCACGCCATATCCCCTATCTCGCGCGGCCGGCCGTTCCGTCCGCTGTTACTACCTGCCTCGCGGCACGTTCTCGATGAGCTTAAGCGGGTCGCTCGCGTCGCGGTCGTCGCCGGCCGACATGGGAGCGCCGGAACGCAGCTCGCGCGGTCGCCGCCGTGAGGCCGTCCGCCGCTCGGGTGCGGTCTGCTGCTCGTCGTTGTCGCCGTCGTCGTCCGTGTCGCCGTCGTCGCTCGACGACTCGTCGTCGGCAGCGTCGCCGTCGTCGGTCGTCTTGCCCTTCGTCTTCGTCTTACCGTTCTTGCGCGCCTTGACGTCGATGCCGAGATCGTCGACAAGCTCATCGGCGTCGGCCTTGAGCTCGGCGTACGTCTTGCCTCGCAGTCGCTTCGCTTCCTTCGGAGTGAGCCCGAGCTCGTCGGCGACCTTGCGCCGATCGTTCTCGATCTCAGCAACTTCGGCACGCTTCGTCAGCGCGTCGAGCTGCTCGGAAACCTTGTCGAGCTGCGTTTTCTGCTTGTCAGCTTCGGACGCCTTGCGCTTGAGCTCTTCGAGGTCGCCGTATTCCGCCAGCGCCGCCGAGACCTTCTCGCGCACCTGCCGATTGACCTCTCGGGCCATCTGCGCTCGGGTGAACGTCGTTTCGGTCTTGTCGTCGCCATCGTCGTCAGTAGGCATACCGGGTTGCTCCCGTCACTTGCTACCCGCTCCCGGCCGGCCTGCGGCGAGCCATCGTCGGTAGTTGTTGAGTGCATTATTGCTCGTACCTTGAGACATTGTGCCATTCGAGCGGGCCCATGCCTGCGCCGAGTCGTATTCGCCCTTGAATTTCGCACCCTGCGCGGCGGCACCGAGCGTCTCGTCGGCGTCGGAGTAGAGCGGCTCGGGCGTACAGCCGCAGTGGTCATGCGGTTGGAATGACGCCGAGCGCTCGGTCTTGTACTGCGCGCCGCGACTCGCGATCATGCGGCAGAACGTGCACGGTGAGCCGCTCGTCGCGCGCATCCATCCGAGCGCCTTGCGGTCGACGGCAACGGTGCGCGTGATCGTCTGCCGGCCGCCGCCGAGCATGATGCGGCCGAAGCTGCCGATCGCCTTGACGAGCCCGTTGCGGCCGGCGAAGTCGATCGACTTACCCGCCTTACGCGCGTCGATGATGCCCGAGAGCGCCGCGCCGCGAATCTGCCCGGCGATGTACGCCTGCGCCGGCCGCTGCGCGATGCGCGCTTCGATGCCGACGCCGAGCTCGGCTTCGCGGAACTCGGTCACGTACTGCGCGGCCGAGATCGCGCTCGCGTCGAAGCCCTGCCCGCCGAGCAGCGCCGCCGCCCGGGCGAAGACGTCGATCGTCTCGGAGAGGTTCGTCACGTCGACCGCCCGCCAGAGCAGCACGAGTTGCCGCAGCGAGCCCGCCTGTGCGGCGAGCTGCTCGGCCCGGTACGCGGTCGTCAGACGGGCCCCGAGCGGCGTCGTCGCCACGGTCAGACTTCCACGCCGGGCGGCAGGATGACGCCGCCGGGTGACGTGCGCTCGCCGGGCGCGCCGGTCGGCGGCGTCTCGCCGGCCTGCTGATCGAGCAGCCGGGTAAGCGCCGCCATCGAGTCGCCCTTCGCGGCGAGCTGCTTCCACCGGGCGATCTCCTGCCGGGTCGCGCCCGGAATGCGCTCCCAGAGCGCTTCGGGCGGCACGCCGAGCATCTGCGCGAGCTTGCCGAGCCCGTCGACGATCGCACCGAAGGCTCGGGCGCTTGTGTCGCGCCAGACGACTTCGATGTCATCGGGCACGTCGAGCCCGAGCAGGTCGCCGATCGCGCCGGCCGTCTGCTCGTGGCTCTCACCGTTGCCCGTTTTGCGCAGGTCGACCTTGCGGTCACGGCCGGCTTCGGCCGCCGCGAGCGCTTCGGCCGAGAGGTTCACGAGCTCGCCGATCAGTTCATGCACGGGCGTCTGCGAGAGCGTCGCCGCGAAGCGAGCCGTCGCGTCGCGCGAGCGCAAGTAGCCTTCGAGCGTCGTCTCGCCGAACTCGCCGAGCTTCACTTCGTCGGGGTCGGCGTCGAAGGTCCACATCTGCGACGCGCCGGCCGCGACTTTCGCCGCCTTGCTCTCCGGCGTCCACCCGACGATCCAGCGCTGCCGGAAGGCCGTATACCACTCGGCCGCCCGCAGTGAGAACGTCGTAACGTCAGCCTGATCCTGCAGCGTCATGAGCGGCGCGACCTGCCCGGCGACGATGCTCGACTGCACGCCCCGCGCGTACGCGGCCGGCGAGAACTCGGGCTCGTTGTCGAGATCGAGATCGTCGGCGTCGACGTAGCGGATGACCGGGCAGTAGGTGAGCCCGTGCGGGCGCTCGCCGAGCACCGTCCAGTCGCCCTTTTCGTCGCGGCCGAGCGAGTAGACGTGCGTCTCGTCGTAGAGCGACCACCTGCCGTTTCGCCGCTTTTCGAGCGCGAAGACGGGCCAATCGGGGTCGTCGTCGTAGAGCGCAGTGATGCTGCGCGGCGAGACCGGTCGCACGACGGGCAGGGGGTCGCCATTCGTGACGACCATGTACGCCCATCCGTACGTGAAGACGGCGCGGTAGAGCCCACTCTGCCCCCGGTCGAGCTTGTTGCGCTGCCAGACTTCCCAGATGCGCGAGACGACCTGCTCGCCGTCGCCCGGCTCGTCGAGCTGCGTGGGGTCGAGATCTTCCGGGTCGAGCTCGGGCGCGGGTGCGTCGTCGAGAGCACGCATGTTGTCGACGTAGAGACTCTCGACGAGCGCGTTCACGACAATCGAGATGATGTTGATCCGCGAAATGCGCGCCATCTCCTGCACCTCGCGGGGCGCGTCACGGGGGACGACGAGCGGCAAGGCCTGCTTGCCGGTCACGTAGCGCCGCAGCACGTCGAGCTCTTCGAGCTCGCGCAGATGTGTCGCGTGCAGCTCTTTTGCGAGCGCAACGACCGCGCCGCGGGACTCGATCGCCACCTAGAAAACCGCCTTCCCCGTGCCGCCTGCTCGTGCCGACCGCGCCCGCACCTTGCCGCTATTCAACACGATACGCCTGCCCATGCGGGCCCCGACTGCAGAAACGGCGAGGTCGACGTGCTTCGACGAGTCGCGGGTCACCTTGCCGAGCGTGCGGCCCCACGGCGTCGGCCGGCCTTTCGCCTGCGTGAAATGCGCGAGCATGAGGGGGTCGCCATCCCATAGGAACGTGCCCGTCTCGTCGATATCGTCCTGCGTCTGCATCGCCGCTTGCACGAATTGCGCGTTACGCGCCGCGCCGCCGAGCGTCTTGATCCGCATGTCGAAGAGCACCGAGTGCCCGACTTTCGCGCCGCCGGTAGCCCACACTTTGAGCCGCTTACTGAAGTCGCGGTGCCATGCGTCGGCGAGCGGCATCCAATAGTTGAGCTCGGTCTCGTCGTCCTTCGCCGGCGACGGGTCGACGCCGAACCATACGACCTTGTATTTCGCCCATGCGCCGCGCACCGCGCCGTCGACCTGCTCGCGGTCGACGAGCCACCCCTTCCCAGCCGTGCCGCGCGGTGGGACCCATGCGCCGAGCCGCTGCACGAAGCCGTCGGAGAGCCGGCACGCGACGAGCGCGGTCACGTCGCCCGACTTCGAGCAGTCGAGAAACATCGCGACCTGCTCGCCGTCGGCGATGCGCACCTGCGGGCGCGCGAGCGCCGAGATCTTGCGCGGGTCGACCCATGCGTCTTCGGCCGCCGCGAGCCCGTTGAGGTAGTACCGAATCGAGTCGGCGACCGGCGTCTCGGGGTCGAGCACCTCGCCGTCAAGCCGCTCAAGGTCGGCCCAATGGGCATCGGCGTACGCGGCACGAAGGCCGGCCTGCCGGCTCGCGTCGTTGAACAGGTCAGTCGTCGGCGGCGCTTCGATCGAGTCGTACAGAATGTCTCGCCGCGCCGCCTTGCCCGCCACCTGCGCCTGCCACGCGACGTACGTGCGCTCGGCGATCGAGTCGCCGCCTTGCATGTGCGCATTCGTGCCGTCGAGCGTGCGCGCCTGCAGATGAGCCGGCGACTTGCCCACGTTGCGTCGCACGACTTTCGCGACCCGGTGACCGCCGCTCGATTCGGTCATATGGTGCGTCTCGTTGAGAAAGACGAAGGTCGCCGGGTCGCCTTCGGCGCTCGATTCCGACGCCGTGAGCACTTCGATGCGACCGCCCGTGCCCTTGACGATCGTGCGCGTCTCGCCGCAGTCGAGATCGTAGTACGCGCGAAAGTCTTTCGAGCACATCGCGTTAGCGACGCGCAGCACGTCTTTCGACTGCGCCTCTGAGTTGCTCGCGATCTGCACGAGCGGCATTCCGTGCGACTCGCCGTGCCACCCGTCGGCATCGAGCACGAGTTGCGTCGGCCCGACGAGCTCGGCGAGGCAGACCGAGCCGCCGAACGGGTCTTTCCCCGTGCCCTTCGCGCCGCGCTTCGCCCCGCGCCGGTAGAGAAAGCGCCCGCGCGAGTCGTAGGCGTACCAAAGGATCAGAAAGCGTTTCTGCCCGGCCGTATACGTCCAAGGGCCGCCGTTTTGGTAGTCGACGAGCCCGGGCCCTTCGCCCCGCCCCTCCGCCCAATCGATGACGCCCGGGCCGAGCGAGCTCTCGATGAGCGCGTCTTTCTCGGCCTGCGTCTCGGGCCATGGGAGCGTGACCCATGCCGTCGTGCCGTACCACGGATCGACGCGGTAGCCGGGCAGCATCTCGACGCCGGCATCGGGGTCGAGCTCGATCGTCGGGGCGGTCATTCGGCCGACTCGGCAGGCGGCTCGCATTCCTCTCGCACGACATCGCCCGCACTCTTCGTCGTGCCGCAGCGGCGACAAACGAGCTCGACGTCGACGACCGCGCCGCCGAACGTGCGATATCGCCGCGTGCGCCCGCGACGCCAATCGTGCGCGGTCATGAGCGCCCCCGCAGCTCATCGAGCAATTCGGGCAGCCGGCCGGCGATCTCGATCGCTGCACGCGCGTGCCCCCGATGGACGTCGCCGCGACGACAGCCGCAGTGCTCGGCCCGCTTGTCGGCTTCGGCCGCGACGAGCTTGCACCCTGCGCACGTGACGTCTTCGAGTCGAGCCGTCACGCACCCCGCTCGCACGCCGCACTCAATCTGCTGCCGCGCAGGCGGCGTGCCGTCGACGAAGCGACGGAAGTGCATCGTGAGCTCGCCGACGCCGAGCCTCTCGGTCATGACGGCTGCCGCTTCGCGTAGCGCAGCACGGCGCGGCGCTCAGCACGGTTCATCGAGCGCCATTTCTCGGGGTCGAAGCCGAGCTCGGCCGGTGGCGGCGCGGGCGGAGTGTACGAGCCGGCGAGCCGCTGCTCGCGCGGGAGCTCGACGCGCTGCGGCTCGCCGTAGAGAGCGAGTTGCTCTGCAGCGACCGAGCCCGACGGCAGCGCGGCGAGCGGCACGAGCCCGTCGTCGGCGACCGGGCGCAGTTTGCGCCGCATCAGAGCGCCCGCAGGCTCGTGATCGAGACGACGTTCGCGTCATCGGCCGCCTTCGAGCGCTCTTCGGCCGCCTTCGGCTCGACGTAGCGGATACGCAGGTCGCGCCGGTAGTCGGCGAGCATTCCGAGCAGCTTCTCGCGGGCCCGAATCTCGGCCCCGGTGTACCCGCGCCACGCTTCCATCGTGCGAGCGTGGATCTCGGCCGTGTCGATGGCGAAGCGCCACTCGGCCTTCGTCCAGAGCTTCGCGTGCGGCATCGACGAGATGTCCCGCCACCACGCGAGCGTCGAGATCGGCCACGAGCCGCCGACCGCGCCGGCGTCGGCCCATGAGACCTGCTTCTCGCGCTCGGGCAGCTTCGGGGCGTCGGTGAACGGCACGTTCTCGACGTCGACCCATTCGTGTACGGCTTCGACTCGGTGCCTGATCTGCGACCGGTCGGCCTTCGGCTTCGCGCCTGCTACTGGCATGTCGGTGTCCTCTCTCCCGAGCAGAAAGCTAGCACATTGTCGCGCTTACGCGAGTTGCACAGAAAGTGTGCTGCTTGCACGTTCCACGGGGCATGAGCGCCGCCCCGAGCGAGCGGCAGCACGTGATCGATGGTAGGCGCAAGCGGGTGCGGAACGGTCTCGGCCATGGCGAGCAGGTCACCGCAGAGCAGGCAGCGATGCCCATCGCGAGCGAAGATTTCGGCCCGACGCACGGTCTCGACGAAGGCAGTGCGCAGGCGGGCCCGGCGTCGGGCCTTCCGATCGGCATGACGAGCTCGGGCACGCCGCTCTCGCAGCTCGGGCGGCAGCGCGACGAAGGCGTAACCCGACGGTCGACGCGCTGCGCGCTTGCGCTCGCGTCGTCGTCGGCGGCGCTCGGCAGGATCGAGCCGCCGAGCCTCCGCACTCACTTGTACGGCGGCGGCGAGCGCGTCTCGACGCTGGCAGGGACGACAAGAGACGGGCGACTTGTCGCGCCGAACCGGTCTCGACGTGCCGCAACGGGGGCAAGCGAGCTCGTCTTTTCGATGAGCGATGCCGGCCGCCCGACGCTGCCGCATGTACTCACGCTGTCGAGCGTTTCGGCGCTCTCGATCTTCGGGCATAGCAGAAACCTAGCACATAGTAAGGATTACACTCCGCAATTACGCTACTCAGAGTGATGTCCGTTTCGCCCTAGTAAGTCGGGCCCGGTTCTATACTGGCTGGCAGGCGCTAAACCCAGCCGCGCTGACACCCTACCCCCGGGGGGCACCTCCCACCCTCCGGCGATTACACACAGTTAAAAATAACTTAGAGTAAACCAGGATGGCGCGTGTCCTGCTTACGCTTAGCTCTTGCTGCTCCCGCTTGACGTGCTCGGCCACCTTGCTGCCCCGTTCGCCTCGCGTGGCATGACGTGCACACACCTCGTAGGTTCGCATCGCTGTGATCGTCTGGCCCGCTGTCCCCGTGGTCGACCTCTGTGCTCGGCGCTCCCCAGCAGTTGACCTTGAGTCTGCACGTCGGGTCACGCTTGAGAATGCGCGGGCGGATGACCCTATCCCAATCAGGAGGTAGGGGTACTGATCGCCACTCTCTACCCCCTCGTGGCTTAGGGGGGATAGCTGCTGCTCTACCCATATAACCAACATATGCCCCCGCACACAGCAGTGCCCCCTACCTATGCGGGGGCACGCGCTCAGTAGGGGGCACTGCTGTGTATCGCCCGTGCTCATGGGGCTCATGCCTAGCAGCCTTAGCCGTGGCACTAGGCAGGCCTTATGCCTGCCCTACTCAGCACGGTACGGCAGGCCACCGGGCTCGGCATAGAGATGCTGGCCCGTCACGTACGTCTCTTCGCCTGCCTCGTTGGTATGGCGGGGCGGCGTCGGGCACATTGCCTGCCCCGTGCCCTCGTGCCGAAACCGGTGGCTCGTGCCGAGATCGCTCGGGGTCACCTCGTAGATCGCGTGCCCGCAGTTGCGGCACTCGCCCGGCCGGCCGCCGGAAAGCACCCTCGTGTGATCCTGCTCGCCACGGGCGAAGCCGGCGAAGGTCGTCTCGGGGTCGACGTAGGGGCGTGCGGGCGGGGCGTACGCGAAGCGGCGCTCGCGCTCGTCGCTCGTCTCGGGCAGGCCGTGCAGCACGTCGGCGATCCGCTGCAGACCGTCGGCCCCGAAGGCGTTGATCGCCGTCACGGTGTCGTCGTGTGAAGCCTTCGGCGCTCGCGTCAAGATCTCATCGACGAGCGAGCTCACGTCGGCCACGACTGAGCCCGAGTAGGGCCCTTCGCCCCGGTCGAGCTGCTTGCGAGTCCGCACGGCCGCCGCGTAGGCGGTCTGCGAAGGCGGTCTCTGCTGCCCCCTCGTGTAGCCGTACATCGTGTCAGCGTCGTTGTCAGGGTCGCCAATGACGGCCGCGCTCGGGTCGTCGTGCGGGCGCGTCATGAGCTTCGGCTCGTCTTCGTAGCGCTGCCCGAAGTCGAGCCGCTGCACGTCCGACCCGTCCCGCTCGAAAGGGCGCGGGGCCGGCACCTGCCGAGCCTTGCCGGGCATCTGCGGCGGCGCGGCCGGCCGTGCGCCTTCGCGCAACTCACGAGCGATGGCGACCCATGTCTGCGCGAGCTCGAAACGGCCGCTCTCGGCCGCCGCGACGGCTCGGACCATCGACTCCCGGGCGGTCGGCAAGCTGTCAGTCTCTCCCATGTTGATCTCTCTCTAGTCGATGTCGGTGTCGCTCGGCACGAGCTCGGTCACTGTCGGATGCCGGTCCGGTTCGGGTCGGCGAAGGCGCGCACGGCGTCGAGCAGGACGACTGCCAGCTTCACGAAGATCTCTCTCATGCGTCCACCCTAGCAGGTTTCGAGCAGCTTTTCGGCCTCTGAGTGGCCGATCTTCGTCGCAGGCGTCACGCCTTCGCGCCATGCGTACGCGACGTCAGACGCCCATCCGACCGTCTCGCCGGCATGTCCGGCCGGCCGCTTCCACGTGAGCACCATGCGCAGGCCGAGATCGCGAGCGAGCCGCAGCGCGCACCCTTCGGTGCCGTCGGCCGCTCGCCAGTAGAGCGCCTCGATGAGCCAACCGGCCGCGAGCGCCTGCCGCCCGAGCTTCGTGGCCTGCTTGCGACCGCCCGCCCCGGCGATCTCGCCCGGGCCCATCGGCGAGCGCGCCGGCACCTGCGGCGGCTCGACGACGGGCGGGACGTAGGCGGCGCGAGCGTGGTCGCTCTCGGCTCGACGAGCTGCAGCGTCGAGCGACATGATCTCGCGCCACCCGATGTCGGGATCGGGCCCGGGTGCCGGCCGGAACGTGCCCCGGCGGCCGTTCTTGTCGCCGGTCGCCGGGTGGCACTTGCCGTCGACGTCGTGCGTCTCGGCGAAGTACCCGCACGCCCCGCAGCGACCG